CAATGGGAAAATGGAGAAAAAGATACTAAAGTAATATTTATTCCAAACAATAATGGTAGATTTTATATTACTTGGATTCCAGATATATCTTTGCAAAACAGAAGATATAATAAAAATGGAATTAATTATCCAGGTAACGAGCATATAGGTGCTTTTGGATGTGATCCTTATGATATATCAGGAACTGTAGATAAAAGAGGTTCTAATGGATCGTTGCATGGATTAACTAAATTTAGCATGGAAAACGCACCTCCAAATCATTTTTTCTTAGAATATATTGCTAGGCCACAAACTGCAGAAATATTTTTTGAAGATGTTTTAATGGCTTGTGTTTTTTATGGTATGCCAATACTTGCAGAAAATAATAAACCAAGATTATTATATTATTTTAAAAAAAGAGGTTATAGAGGTTTTGCAATGAATAGACCTGATAAAAAAAGAAATAAATTATCGGTAACAGAAAGAGAAATAGGTGGTATACCTAATTCTAGTGAAGATATAAAGCAAGCTCATGCTGCTGCTATTGAAACATATATAGAACATTTTGTAGGTTTAAAAGAAACTGGATATGGAGATATGTATTTTCAAAGAACATTAGAAGACTGGGCTAAATTTAATATAAATAATAGAACAACTCATGATGCGTCAATAAGTTCTGGCCTAGCTTTAATGGCATGCAATAAACATAGATACACGCCATCAGTTAAAAGAGAATTAAAAGCAGTTGATTTAGGTATAAAAAGATATAACAATCAAGGAGCTACATCAAAAATTATAGATTAAATGAATATATATACTAATACTAATAGTCCTTTTCCGAGTCAAGTAGTAAGTGACGCAGAAAAAGCTAGTTGGGAATATGGCTCTCAAGTAGCTCAAGCCATTGAACAAGAGTGGTTTTCACGAGGAAGAACTAGCGGTAATAGATACTTAACTAATTGGAATAACTTCCACATGTTAAGATCATATGCAAGAGGAGAGCAATCAATACAAAAATACAAAGATGAATTAGCTATTAATGGCGATTTATCTTATTTAAATTTAGACTGGAAGCCAGTAGCAATATTATCTAAGTTTGTAGATATAGTTGTAAACGGTATTTCATCAAAGACTTATGATATAAAAGCATACGCTCAAGATCCTGAGTCAATAAAGAAAAGAACTAGTTATGCTTCTAAAATATATGAAGACATGCTTTCTCAAGAGTATTTAAATAATTTAAATCAAACATTAGGTATAGATTTATATCAAGCTCCTAATAAAGATATAGTTCCTGAAACTACTGAAGAACTAGAACTACACATGCAACTTTCTTATAAACAAAGTGTAGAGATAGCAGAAGAAGAAGCAATATCTAGTGTACTAGCCCAAAACAAATATGATTTAACTAGACGTAGGTTAAATATGGACTTAGTTACTTGTGGTATTGCTGCGGCTAAAACTAATTTTAATACAGCTGAAGGTATTACTGTAGATTATGTTGATCCAGCTTATATGGTATATTCTTACACAGAAGATCCTAATTTTGAAGATATATATTATGTAGGTGAATTAAAAGCAATTACTATACCAGAACTTAAAAAAGAGTTTCCAAATATTTCTAAAAAAGAATTAGAAAGAATACAAGCTATGCCTGGAAACAGATCTTATATTACTGGTTGGGGCGATTATGATTATAATACGGTTCAAGTATTATATTTTGATTATAAAACTTATCACAATCAAGTATTTAAAATAAAACAAACTGATCAAGGTTTAGTTAAAGCTATTGAAAAACCAGATACATTTAATCCGCCAGAAAGCGAAATGTTTGAAAGAGTCAGTAGATCAATAGAAGTATTATATAGTGGCGCTAAAGTTTTAGGAACAGATACAATGTTAAAATGGGAATTAGCAGAAAACATGTCTAGACCTTTAGCAGATACTACTAAGGTAAAAATGAATTATGCTATTTGTGCGCCTAGAATTTATAAAGGTAAAATAGAATCTTTAGTTAGTAAATGTACAGGTTTCGCTGATATGATTCAGCTTACACATTTAAAATTACAACAAGTTATTTCTCGTATGGTTCCTGATGGTGTTTATTTAGATATGGACGGACTAGCAGAAGTAGATTTAGGTAATGGTACTAATTATAATCCTGCTGAAGCATTAAATATGTATTTTCAAACTGGTAGTATTGTAGGTAGATCATTAACACAAGAAGGCGAAATGAATCCTGGTAAAGTTCCAATACAAGAATTACAATCAGGAACTGGTCAAGGTAAAATACAAAGCTTAATTAGCACATATCAATATTATTTACAGATGATTAGAGATGTGACGGGGCTAAATGAAGCTAGAGATGGTAGTTTACCAGATCGTAATACGCTCGTAGGATTACAGAAATTAGCCGCTAATGCATCAAATGTTGCAACTAGACATATCACACAGTCTAGCTTATATTTGACTCTTAAATTAGCAGAAAATATAAGTTTAAAAGTTGCAGATGCTTTAGAGTTTCCATTAACAAAAGCTTCATTGCAAAACTCTATATCAACTTATAATATTAAAACATTATCTGAAGTTGTTAATCTTAATTTACATGACTTTGGTATATTCTTAGAATTAGAGCCAGATGAAGAAGAAAAACAACAATTAGAAGCTAATATACAAATAGCTTTACAAGCTAAAAATATTGATGTAGAAGATGCTATTGATTTAAGACAAATAAAAAATCTTAAATTAGCTAATCAAATGTTAAAGGTTAAACGTAAAGAAAAGGCTAAACAAGATCAAGCTAATCAGCAAGCTAATATAGCCGCTCAAAGCGAAGCTCAAGCAGCCGCCGCTGAAAAAACTGCAATGGCTGAAGTACAAAAACAACAAGCTATATCAGGTGCTAATGTAGAATATGAAAAAGCTAAAAGCGAATTTGAAAAAGATCGAATGCAGTTGCAAGCTCAACTTGATCAACAAAAAATGATGCTACAACATAAAAACGATATGGAACTAGCAAATTTACAAGAACAAGGTGTTACAAAAAGAGAACAACAAAGAGAAGCAAGTAAAGATAAAAGAATAAAAATGGAAGGTACTCAACAAAGTAAAATGATTTCTCAAAGAAAAAATGATAGTGATCCAATAAACTTTGAATTAGATAGTATGCCTGGTACAGCACCGGCTCCTACCGTTTAGTATTAATTATTTAATTATATTATATTATGTCAGAAAAACAAGCAGCCGTAGAGGCAAAGCAAGAAGGTGAATTTACTTTAAAAGGTAAAACAAAACCTAAAAAACCAAAACAACTTGGAAACAAACAAGCTGAAATAACTAAAATTAATTTAAAAGAAGAATTAACAAGTACAGACAGCACTGTAGACAAGGTTGTAATTAAAAATGAAGATTTAAAACAAAAAGAAGATGCCATTCAAATCGGAGAAACAAAGGAGGTATCTGTGGAAGTTCCATCCGGAGATAGCGCAAAGGTGGGAGAACCTGTACAAGAGTCCAAAG